CGGATGACTCCCGCGCGCGGATGGCAACGGAGCTTATGGACCAGCGCGCGGTGACTGGGCGAACGACCTCGGACTGCCTGCAGGCGTTTCTGCAGAAGCTCTCAATGGCTGTCTATGCTGCCGGCGAGATCCCAGGCTCTTACAAATCGGCCCCTTGGGTCTGGATCGACGACGCGACATTCGCCGGCGGCGAGTGCTCGGAGGCGACTGGCCAGGCGGCGGTGATGAGCGAGAGCTATGGGGACGGCCGGTACAGATACGCCTGGTACCTGGTGGACTGGTCCTATTCGGCGGAGACTTTCGCGTTCACGGCAGTCGAGGAAGCATCCGCGGAGATGATCGTGCGCGTTCTTGGCAACGACGAGGTCGATGAAGACGCCCTGGAGCAGGTGGAGCAGGCCAAGAAGGAGGGGGATTACGGCCCGGCCTCGGAGGCGGGATATGCCGACCCGGGTTACCAGCCGGACGGGAAGCCGCGGTATCCGCTGAAAAAGTCCGGCAAGTACGACTACGAGCGGGTGAAGGCTGCCTGGGGCTACATCAACAAGGCGGCGAACGCGCGGAAGTATACGGCCGGCCAGCTCGCGCGGATCAAGGCGAAGATCAAGGCGGCTGCGAAGGCGGTGGGGATGGAGATCGGGCAGGGCGAAGGGAGTGGAGAGCGGAGAGTCGAGAGTGGAGAGGCCGGAGGGGAAGGGGGCATGGCGCAGGGGCAGGTGTTCGAGCGGAAGGGCGCGGCGCCGGTGCTGGTGCAGAGCGCCCCCTTGGTTCTGACGCTCTCGCAGAAGCGGGGCGACGGCACGTGGGGGTTTGATGGGGTCGTGACGCACGGCAACGTGCGAAACGCGCAGGACCAAGTGTATCCGACGGCTTTGTGGGCGAACCACGTGGCTGATGCCGAGCGGATGATCGGCCAGGGGCGGCTGTTCGGCTCGGACGGCCACAAGTACGACGATGAGGGCTATCCTCGGGACCCGCTGGTGGCGGAGCTTTCGCACAAGTTCGGCCGGTGGTGGATGGACGGGGATCTGGTGCGATTCGAGGCGGTGACGACTAAAACCCCCGCCGGGCAGGCTTTGGGAGCGGCTTTCGAGGCGGGGATAGCTCTGGAGATGAGCACGCGGGTGCGAGCGCGCGTCGAGGAGCAGAAGTGGATCGACGGCAAGAACGCTTGGGTCGTGCAGGACGACGAGAGCTTCGAGCTGGTGTGTGCTGATGTTGTTGTAAGGGGCGCGTCGCCGGGCAGCGCTATTGAGGAAACCCGGCTCCAAAAGGCGGGGCCGCGAAAGGAGCAGGACATGACAGAGGAAGACATCAGGAAACTGATCGCGCAGGCACACGATGCCGGGAAGGCCGAGTTGTCTGCGCAGCTCCAGGCGATCAAGGACGAGTTGACGGCGGCCCTGGAGCAGGGAAAGGTGGCGGCGCTCTCGGAGGACCAGACGGCGACTCTGGAGCAGGCGGCGAAGCTTCTGGCGGAGGATGCCGCTCGGAAGACGGCGACGGCTCGGGACGCGAAGGCGGGCGAGCTGGTGGGCGCGATGGTCGTTGCCGGCGAGATGCCGGAGGCTCTTTCGCAGTCGGCGATCCGGATCCTGTGCTCGATGGCGCAGACTCCAGAAGAGGCGGAGACGAAGGCGAGCGAGCTGAAGTTGGCGATGGCGCCGATGATTCAGGGGCAGGCGCTGCTGGCCTCGAAGGGCATCATCGTGCCGGGGCCTTATAGTCCACACGCCGGCGACATTCACGAGGGGCTCGAGGTGCAGAGCCTCGGGGATGCGATCGAGGAGTTGGTGCAGAGGCAGATCGAGAAGGGCCTGGTTGTTGACAACGGCCGGGGGGACTTCTCGAACACGGCTCGCACGATGAGGCGCATCGCGCGGACGCTGGTCGAGGAGAAGCCGATCTTTGGGCAGGCGTACTTCCAGTTCCGCAACAAGCGGATCCGGACAATCGACCAGTGCAGGGACCTCTTCGGGCCTGGGGCTGCGGACCTGCTCATGCAGGACATCCCCGCAGGGGCCACCACGACCACCGATGTCGCGGCCGCGGTGCCGGTGATCCTGCCGATCATGATGGACGTCTTTCCCCAACTGCTGGCATTTCAGATGGGGAACGTCGTGCCGATGACGCGGTCCAAGGCGACAGTGCCGCACTGGAAGGTGTACGACGAGGACGACGCGGACATCTCGGACCCGGACCACTTCACCGGCAGCTACGCGAACGACCCTGGGGAGAAGGAGAGGATCAAGCGGCTGAAGGGGCACCTGGGCGAGACCGAGATCACAACGGCCGTAAAGAAACTGGGTTACGACCTCTCGATCGAGGTGATGCGCCATCTGCGCACGGACTGGAACATCGACGCGCCATCGGTGATGGTGCAGGCTTGCGCCGCGCAGATCGCCCGCGAGTGGAACTACATCATCCTCGCGGAGATGCTCTCCGGCGCCACGGGCGGTTCCCAGAACTACGGGGCGTTGGTTCCGCCTGACGGGTCGTACGACGGGAAGCAGTGGCAGCAGGAGATCATCGGGTTCGTCCAGGATGTGCGGGACCAGATATACAACCTCCGGTTCGCTGACTCGGCCTGGGTGATCGGCGAGGCCAAGCAGATCAGCCGGATCACGCGGCTGGCTTCCGAGGTCGGCCAGTACAACGGCAACGGGCAAGGCCGGATCATGCAGGGCATCGACATCGTCGGATCGCTTTCAACCGGCGAGAGGTTGGTGAAGGTCGGCTGGTGGAACACCCTGGCGCCCGACAGACTTCTCGTGGGCGCGCGCGGTGCGGATTGGCCGCAGACCGGCTACGTGATCGGCGTCTACCTCGGCCTGTATGTCACTCCTCCGTGGGTGGACCCGGACACGCATGACTATCTCCAGTCGATGCAGTCGGAGATGGCCCACCAGATGCTCGACGGTGCGTACTTCGGCGTGCTCAACATCCAGGAGGCTACGATTGGCGTGCCGCTCTAGTGGATTCCGGATAGGACGGACACGACGAATAGGACGTATGCGGGGAGCCCCACATTGAGTCGGGGCTCCCCGCGCTTATGAGTTTGCGGGGGGGGGAGAGATGCCGAAACGTCAGAAGCGGCCTCGGTTTGGTATGAGGCGGTTGGAGAAGCGTTACCTGAAGAGGGCGGTGCTTGTCCATCGGTCGAACAGGCGGCACCGGGCGGAGGCGGCTGGCCAACCGAACCGCGGGTGTGCCGGCAAGAAGCGGATACTGGGCGAGGAGAGTGCCCGGATCGTGGCCAGGCAGATGAGCGACCGGTTCGGGGGCGAGTTCGAGGGGTACTTCTGCGAGGACTGCCGGTACTGGCACATCGGGCATGCGAAGCGGCGGGTATCCGGCGACTTATGGAGGACGATGGCCTGAAGGGGAGCGGAGAGTGGAGAGTGGAGAGCCGGAAGGGAAGGCAGGGGCGCGCGTGATGCCAGGCGGGATGGTCGCGCTTCAGAACCTCACGAGTATCGCGCAACTCATCGGACGGCAGCGGATACCGGCGAGAGGATGGGGCGAGGTGCCGGCTGTGGCGGCGGCGGGGTTGGCTCGATTGCCGGATTTCCGTTGCGAGGCGAAGGAACTCGTCGGGTCGCTCCGGTTTGTGGAAGGCGGGGGATCGGAGGGCGGCGGGCCGGAGTTGTATCTGGGGTGGTCGAGTCCGTTTCACTACCTGGACGGTTACGGCTCGATAGCGCAGGAGATCGCGGCTTGCTTCCTGCGGATGGGGGTGCGGCTTTCGATTCACCCGCGGGACTACCACCCCGGGGTCCGCCAGTGCGGCGGATTGGGCCTCGAGAGGTGGGAGAGTGAAGCGTATGTGCCGCGCGAGATCGTGGACCAACTTGCGAGGGGCGGGCAGCCGGACTGCTTTTATGGGTTCAGCATGACCTGGCCCCGGGAGTGCTACAGGCATCCGTTTGCTCGCGGGATAGCTCTGACGATGTTCGAGACGAGCCTGCCTCCGGCGGATTGGACCTGGCCTCTGAACCAATGCCGGCGGGTGGTGGTGCCATGCCGGCAGAATGCGGAGGCGTTTGCGGCAAGGGGCGTGGATGTGCCGATCGACGTGGCGCCGCTGGGGGTGGACGCAGAGAAGTGGCCGGTTCCGGAAGGGAGCAGAGAGCAGAGGGCAGAGGGCAGAGAGC